GATGATGACCATCTAATCTCCAAAGATCATCAATTGTTTTTACCCATTGCTTTTTTTGAATCTTTGTTTTTGGGAGTAATTCATTATCAAATAATTTATTTAGATTTAAAAATAAACCTTGAATTTCTTTTGGGAAATCGGTAAATGATTTTTCTTTTTTCGATTTCACACTATTATTCTTTGTATTATTAATATTATTATATATATTATTATAGGCCTTAAACTTTTCTTTAACCCCCCCTTTAACTTTTCTTAAACCCCCCTTAAAGATTTCTTTAACCCCAATTAAATAGATTTTACGCTTTCCCTCATGGTCTGTTTCTGTTCTTATGTAAGCTTGTTCTTTGAGTTGTGATACCCATTTTGAAATTGACACTTCACTTACTTTATACAAGTCCGAAAAATATTTATTTGTTGCCCAACAATAACCTTTTTCATTACATAAGGCAGTAATCTCCCCATACAATAGTTTCGCATTAGGGGTCAGATTGTCATTATACCGAACATCTGCCGGTATTATAGCATAATAACTTTTATGCATTATTTATTAAATATCATCGGTTAAATTCTTGATCCTATCGCAAAAAGACCTCAAGTCACTAAATATTGCGGCAAAATTATCCAGAGATATTTTGTCATCATCAAAAAGTTCAAATAATACCTCAATGAGTAACTCATATTCCGTTTCGGTCATTTTACCAACATATTCATAAACGATAGGAATCTTTTCAGCCGTTGTATCGGTTCTCCAGATTCTTTGATCCAATTCGTTCCAATAAACTTTTTTGAATTCTTTATACATTTTTAAAATATTTATCTATAAAATTACAAGTATCTTGGTAATTATTGAACCATCCTACCTCCCAATTTGCATTTTCAAGCCGTTTTAAGCATCTTTTTTGCCCCTCTGTGGGTTTATTATACCCAACCTTGAGTTCGATCGCTAAACCGCCTTTATTTTCGTTTTTAGCAAAACAAAGAATGTCAGGCACTCCGGCAACCCCCCCAAGGTGTTTAAATTTAAATCTTTCAAAAGGTGATCTTTTACCCTCATTAGGGACATGAATGACAAAAGCGTTGGGATAATTCATCTTAAAATAAGTAATCACCGCATTTTGCAAATGATCCTCTTTAGTTAAATATTTATGAAATGGATTTCTCATAATATTTTTGAAGTGGTCTTAAATTTCTTAAAATTATTTTTGTTCTATCAAATCCGCTTTCCATAGATGTTTTTTCTTGTTTTAATTCATCTAATAATTTTAAATATAAATTAATTAATTCCGGCTCTTGTTTAAATTCAATAATATTTTCAAATATTTGCAAACCATGAAGAACGGTTGAATGATCTTTCTTAATTGATTTTCCAATTGCAGACAAAGTAAAATGAGGGTTTAAATCTTTCGCTAATCTCATATACATAAAACGACCATACGCATATTCTCTTGACCTTTTTTTGTTTTTGATATTAATACCCATTGATTCAATTACTTTGTTTAAAATGTATTGTAATTCCATAATTTTTAAATTAATATTATACCATCCTCTGTTTGATCATCAGAAACGTAACCCGAAACAATTCCTGTTTCCAAGTACAATTTCCATAAATCTAAAGCCTTTTGATAGGCCAAACGACCTCTTTCTATTGTTTCATCTTTAAGTGAATAAACTTGCACCGAAAAAGGGTGATTAGTTTCAACGGCAACAAATCTAAATTTTGCCGGATCATAACCCAAAACATCTGAATAAAAACAAGCTTGTAAATGATAATTATATTTGTAAATATCTCTCCCGAATGCCTTGGGTGAATTATCTTGACAAGTTTTCACATCACCAATAAAATCCTTTCCTATAACATCTGGTCGAACCCTTACATCTATTCCATTAAATTTACCATAATGGCTAATTTCAACATCGCCATCGCAAGATTCCCGGGCCAAATCATTTGATTTAAAATTTACCATTATTTTGTCAATAATAAACATTTCCTCTTGTTTTAATAATTTGCGACCCTTTGCAAGTTTTTCATGTTGCTTTAATTGTTCCTTGTCGGCCTTATACCTTAAATCAAGTTTTGGGAGGATATAATAATCATTATAAAACTTGTCATTTCCCTCTAATAAAATAGTATGAACGGCAGTTCCAAGTTCCATTGATTTACTTGAAAAAGGTAGTTGCTCCAGAAAATGTTTTACCGATTTTTTATATATCGTTTTAAGACCCGATGCGCTTATACTATCTTTTGAATGATATTGTTCATTTGTATCTTGAACCCTTTGCATAATTAAATTGTTTTATTTTGATTTCAACATTATAATTTCAGTTTCCAACCGATTTACTTTGTTTTGTAAATAACCATTTTGTTGTTCTAACATAAAAGATTTGTTTTTTTCTATGGCTAAATATTCGGTCAGTTTATTTATCCTTTCAATCATAAATTCTTTGTCATGTTCGTGAGTGTCATCGTAAATTATGTTTTCCATAACAAAAAAGGGGGACATCCGCCCCCCATGTTTAATTAAAAAGGTAAGTCATCTGATTTTTCAGCCTCATTGTTTTGAGAGGATGAATTATTCAGATCACCATCAACAAGTTTTATTCTCCAACCTTGTATTGAATTAAAATACTTAAATTCTCCTTCTGGATTTTTCCATTCTCTACCTCTTAAATTTAAGCCAATTTCAACATCATCTCCAACTTTAAAATTATTTAATAAATCACATTTATCTTGATGAAATTCAATTATTAAATGTTGTGGATATGTTTCATTTGTAGTTATAACAATTTCCCTTTTTTTAAAATTATCGCCATAACTTTTTTCTTCAAATATTTTTTTTATTCGACCAATTGTTTCCATAATTATAATTTTTAAATATTAAACTTTGATTTGATTTCTTTTTTAAATTCATCTTTCATTTGAAAGTTTTGTAAAACCGCCTCGGCTTGTTTCTTTGTGCCTTTCAATGTCGATTTTAATTGTTGATCTGTAAGAAATGGTTTTTGATTGTTTACTGCGTTTTTAACCTCATCCGCCGATGAAATAGCCGTATCAATTCCGATTCCTAAATAACCAAGCGCACGACCAAGAGCCGAGGTAAATCCATTTTCTAAAAATGAAGTTTTATTGATATATGATGAATCTCTATACTCTTGGGCATGAGCCGAAACAATAGGGTTTCCATCATTATCAAATATTGTAACTTTGAATATTCCCTCTTTTTCGTTAATATCAATTAGTTCCTCATTGATACGCCAACTTGAATAATTTTTATCAAGCCTAAAATGTTTAAGCCTTTCATTGACTGTAATGTAATCCTTACCTTTTATGTTTATTGTTTTCATTGTTCTAATACATTAAGATTTAATTTTTTTAAATTTTTAAGATTCTCAATTGTAAATAGTTCAGGATTTTTAATCCTTTTAATAAGTGTTGGCTTGGATATGCCAAGTTTTTTTGAAACTGTCGCAAAGCTTAAATCATTGCGAATCAGTTCAATTCTAAATTCTTTTAATAAACTGTTCATATAATATAAATTTTTTACAAATATAAAATTATTTATTCCTAAACAAAAATATTTAAATAAAAAAAACCCCTATCAAATCGAAATCATCAAGGGGTCAGCAAACAAAAAAGAAATTTTTGCTACTTAAATTTTGATTGGTAGATTGAACTTACATCATTGTTTTGATTAGGCGTATGAAGTTGTAATTCATATTCATTTGATTTCATACGATGGGTCATTGCATCAATATAACTTGAAACAGATTCTTGGAAAATGTCACTTCCAAAGTCCAAATAAATTTTATTATGCATTGAAATATGATCAAGGGCGGTGTTGTAAAATGTTCCCTCATATCTTGATGTAAATTCTCGATTGTCGTTTAAAACTTCTTGAGTGATGATTTGCTCAAGTTTCTTGTCGGCGGTATCTCTTGGCCTTCTAAAAGTACCAGAAATTTTACCATTGAAATAATCACTATCACTTAAATCATTTGAAAGGATTTGTTTTTCCATTATCAATTCCCCGGTGATAGTTTTATCCCCATCCGGGATTTTCCTTTCAATAATATATTCAGAAGAATCCGTTTGATTTACCTCGGCAATATATGCGTTGTCGATATATGAACTGTCATAAGTTCCGGAATCTGAAATTTGTTCAGGCAAGAAAATAAATACACGAATCTCAACATCATCATCATTATTTGCAATAATAAGTGGATTCATCTTAAAAACAAGCTTTCCCCATTTATTGATTGTTTCGGTTGTCCTTTCAATTTGAGTGGTTGTTGATTGCCATTCGTTTGTTTCAAAATTATAATAATAATTTGTCGAGGATGAATCGATTGCTTGTATTTGAACTCTCCAATTATATTTGGCAGATGAACCACTTGTTTTAATATAATAACTATAAGCAAACTCAAGTTCTGCCTTACTTCTTACAGTACAAGAATTAGGCTCGGAATCTGTAAAAAATGTGGTATTTGCATCACCAAATAAATTTGTTGCTTTTAAATACTTATTTCCAGATAATGCTTTTACATCACTATCTAAATCACGAGCAACATTTCCTCCATTTAATTTAAAAGACCACCCCCTTGCACTTATGAATTTGATTGCCGTAAAGTTTGGATTTTCATTTTTAATATTGATTTTATTTATTTGAATAGGCAAAACAACTCTTTTGATTGGCTTTTCAAAGCTTTTCATAAATGAATTATGCAATGGAATTAATTGCCTTGGAGTTGAAAATAAAACATTTTTATCCTCATTAGTTTTATAAGTACCCTCCGAACTGTAAACCTTGTAATTAATTTGTTCGGCTCCAGTTTTTAATTTTTCCTTTTGATGATTTTTAAGTATTGACATTTTTTTATCCGTATAAATAAGCTATAGGTGAATCATAATCATCATTCGCTGAAAAAGCTTGAGTTATTGTAATACTATCCAAAACATTACCTTGATCATCCTTTGCGAATATGGTTGCCGTTCTACCTGTTGGTCTGTCTTTATTTGCTTTCCATGTTGCATTGAAACTATTTGATGTCGATCCACTTGCGCTAAAAGTAAATGTTTTTAAATATCCATACCTTGTAAATGATGTTGGACTTGATTGATTTAATTGCAACCAATCCGAGTTTTGACTGATTGTAACTCTCCCGCTATGAGTAACTTTGATTCTTAAACTACCGGCATTTTCATCGACATTAAACGGCCCTCCGGGAGAAAATGTTGCGCTCGATGCTTGAACAGTTGATCCGCTCGGGCCTCCTGTTAACACAAGCGTAACGGTTTGATCAGAATTTCCAATTCTGCCATCAACTCCAATTGTGTAGTCGGTAAATTCATGATCTGGATTAATGTTTTGTATTAATAAAGATTGACCGAAAAAACTATCAGAAACAATAATGCCATCGGGAGGTGAATAACTTCCAGATATCAATCCAGAAACGTCACTCGCCTTTGCAAATTCTCTTGTCCCGGTTGCCGTAAGTTTTACGTTTCCGGCAAAACTCGAATTTCTTAATCCACTAAAAACGAGTTGAGTTTTATCAATTGTTGTATTGGATGTATTGTTTGTTACATTAACAGTTGTGGTAAATTGTTTTTCAATTGGTGATCCTCCAAGATGTAAATAATTTGTTTGAGGGGATGTTGGTATTGTTCCCGAAACAGTCACAATTATATTTGATCCGCTTAAAGCTTTTGTGGTTGTATGAACTTGAGTTGAAAACGCTCCTTTGGTAAATCTTGTCACCGCCGTCACTTGATTTAAATTTGTAAATGAATAATCGGAGTAAATAGAAAAAGGCTTTAAAATAAAATCAAAAGAAAAAGCATCCCCGACCTGTGATGCGGTGTATTGTATTTGTTGTTTTACCGGAAAAACGGTGAGATTCCTCGTATTTGATGTTAATGCTAATAATGTAAATGTTCCGCCGATTGCACCGGGTTGGGGTGTCGGAGGCGTTCCGATTGAGAGTGTTTTTGTATCGGTATCAGATCCGGCAGAATTAACTCCCGTAAAAGAAATAGTTTGGTTGTTGTATGACAAAAGCGGTGTAAAACTAATTTTTGGAACTCTCCGGTTATCTGTTTGAGTTGATCCATCTGGCAAAGTCCAAGTGCCACTCACTAAATCACTTCCTAAATTACTTACAGTAAAATGAAACAATCCATCTGTATTTGCAGTTGTACGGCCGTTAATTAGTAAATCCGGTGCCGTAACGGGTAAAACAATATCTTGTTCCTCTCCGAATGTAATACTCGCATTATCATCAATTAAACTATCTGCTCCAGATGGGCAAACCGTTTGTTGATCAATTGTATTGTCTATTAGATTTGAATTGCTTATTATATACCAACAACCATAGGATTGGAAAATCCTTGAATTTGTCAATCTCAATATAAATTCCAAAACCTCTTTGCAATTTCTAAAATCTAAATTTTGATTATAAAGTGGAATGTCATTTATTGTTATATCATGAAAAATAGTCGATTGCTCGGTCAAAGCAAATTTATCACTTATTGTGTCAGTAGATGAATCAAATTTCCTTATATCATTAGCAATCTTTAAATCAAATCGATGACCTGTTTTCTTTAGTATTTCTAAAAGATAATAAAAGAGTGTTTTTGTTGGATCAAGAAATTCGGTTGCGGTTTCAAAGAAATTGTTTTTAAATGGCCCGGGGGCATCAAAACCCTCAAGAGTACCAAGTCCATCAATCGCCTCTAAAGTCACTTCATAAGGCGTTGTGGTCATCGCCTCTTGCCAACGATCCACCACAATAAAACCCGACCAATACGGCTCCCAAAATAAAGCTTTTCCAAATTCAGCATCATAATTTACTTTTACTAAATTTGGCCTTAATTCAAGTTCTTCATAAACATCACCGGCTGAATTGTAGTAATAAATATCAACTCGATATTCCCTTTCATCGGTTTTGTAGAAATCATCAAATTCAGAAAAATCGGTAATTAATAAATTAAGCTTACACCTTGATCCTCTAATGGGGGAATAAATATCATCATCGGAATCCCATATTACCTCAACGGGATTATCTGTTCCAACAAGATTAAAAACATCGCCATCATAATTTTTTTTTAATATTTGAACAAGAACCGGCCTATTGTTTTGATCGGAAAAATAAAGTTCAAATTTAGGATTCCATATATTTATTAAATCTGGCATTATAAAATTCTATTTCTTTGTTTATTTGCTCTTTGTAACGCAACGACCAAATCTTGACCTTTTAATCTAAATTCGCCCGTAACATTTACATTGTTTGATCCTCCATTATTTATCATTGAATTAAGTCGATCAAGTGGAGCAACGACCTCGGGATTTGATCTTGCCCCTGTATATTCGCCCATCAGTCCGAGAGTTGGGCCGGATATAACACCTCCATTTGCAAAAGACATCCCTCCCATTTTTCCGAAAACTTCTGCAAATTTACCGGCAAAAGTTGTGGCCTCTAAAACCTTTCCCTTACCTCCTCCCGGCAATAACAAAGCTAAAATTGCCGCAGCCGCTGCCGCCGCAACCAATCTTGTAATTAAAGATTTAATTGCTCTTATAATTGGTTCAAAGAAATTTGCTCCCTCTGCTAAATTTGAAAATGATTGATATAATACATTTGACAATTCACCTCCTAAAGACATTGCATTGTTCAATTTCTCTTGAATTTGTGTTCTTCGAAGTTCTACCTCATTAAATTTATTTGTGTTTTCTGTTATTTGATTTAAAAGTCCAGCCCAAGTTGTTGATTGTTTTATAACTTTTGGCAAAACATTAAATTTAGCCGGTTTAAAAACATTTGATAATTCAACTTTTGCCTCTTTTGCTTTTTCGCCGACATTAAATAATGAATCTGAAAATTGCTTTGCTTTTCTTTTTAAAACGTCAAAAGTTGGCTCTAAATTATTATTTGCTTTTATTAAACTTGAAACCTCGTTGTTATATTTTACGGCATTATCTCGAGTTTCTTTTATTGCACTAGCTTGTTCATCAAATTTTTTATTTACAGAATCTAAATCTGCACTAAATTTATTTGTGATTAATTCAGTAAAGATTGCTTTAAGTCGGCCAAGTCCATTTAAAAATAAATCAACTTGAGCCTTTAATTTTACAAAAACATTTAATAAGCCTGTTTTAATTGTTACCTCAAAATCTCTAATGACATTTCTAATTTCATTAAAACGAGTAGCTAATAAAACAACACCAGCTACAACAAGTCCTATTGGAGATATTATTGCTCCTAAAACCGTTAATATTGAACCAAAAGCAGTTACAACAATCGGTAATGCTGCTACAAGTCCAGATAAAGCCAAAACTAATTTTTTAGTTTGTGGAGATAGATTTTTAAAAGCTTTTAAAACTTTGTTTGAATTTGTAACTAATTTAGTAAATAAAGGTAAAATTATTTGACCAAAAGAAACGCCAAGTTCTTTCAACCTTTCTTGAAATATTCTCATTTGGTTGGCCGAACCCTCTTGCGTTCTTGCAAAATCGCCTTGAGCATTAGTTGTTGATTTCATTATAAATTGATACCTCAACATCACTTTTTCGGCTTGGGTCATATCTTTGACCTGTTTTGTTATTCCTTGGGACATAGCAAACAATTCTAAATTTGCTACAGTCATAACGATTCCAAGTCGTTTTAAAGATTCTGTTTCACCCGTAAAAACTCCGGCCAATGCAGTCGTTGCTTGTTCAATATTAATATTCTTAAATGATGCTAAATCACCGGCTAACCCAACTAATTGAGTTGACATATCCGCCGCCTTTTGAGTAGATATACCCATTGATGTTGCCATATCACCAAACAAAGCCGCCATATCTAAAGCCGAACCTTGTGCAATACCAAATTGAGTGATTGTCGTTTTAGCAAAGTCCCTAACAACGTTTGCACTTCTACCAAATGCGACATCAACCTTGTTTAAAGATTCATTAAAATCTGATGCCATTTTTATAGCCGCACCCCCGGCAATAGCTAATGGAAGTGTCAATCTTGTTGATAAATTTGTTCCAATTCCTTTAAGCCTACTGCCAAAACCTTGTAATGAAGTTGATGCTTTATTTAATCCGGCATTTAGTTTTTTAACATCCGCCGAAATTAATACCCTTAAATGTTCTTGATTTACCATGTTACAAAAATACAAAAAAAAAGAGGGTTAAATCTTAACCCCCATTGATCTTACTTTGTCTAAAAATGTTTTGAATCCCTCTGGCGTTGATCTTGGTTTACTCGGCTTTAAATATTTATCTTGTGGCAATGGAAATAGTTTCTCCGGCTTTATCATTTGGCTTTTCTTTTGACAATTGACATTATGAATCATTGTAGCCAAATATCTGGT